CAACAAACAGCGCAAGTAGCAGCACAAAAACAAGCAGAGCTTGGTAATAGCTTTACGGCTAACGCTAAAGCGGCAGGAGCCACAGATAAAGAGTTTAACGATGTTGTAACGACTCTTAATAATGGTGGAATGACTGGTGATATCGGTAATGCAATTATGCAGGATCCAGACGGTTATTTTATTGCTAAACATTTGGCGGCTAACCCACAGGAAGCTCATGAACTAAACACCATGAATCCTATATTAGCAGGAGCGAAGTTCGCAGAGTTAAAGGTGAAAGCTAGCGCATTAAAACCGAAAACAAGCAAAGCACCGGCACCAGTAGACAATCTACAAGGTGTTACATCAGATTTCGAAGGTAAGCAATATAAATATATTGGCGGCTCAGAAATTGAGGTAGGTGCAGATTGGTAATTAATTAATTGGAGCATTACTCATGCCTAACAACTTAAGTAGTAACACACAAGCAACGCTGTCTAAGAAGATTTTAGACCGTTTCGAATCAATGCGTACAATCTCTAAAACTGTTAACACTCAGTTTTTAAGTGGCGCAATCAACAGTAATACTGGTGACACGGTATTCATTAAACGCCCTGGTCGTTTTAAATCAACTCGTTCAGCCGATGGTGATTTAGTAGCACTAGGCTCAACAGCAAATGGTATTATCGCAGGTAAAGCGGCGGGCACAGTTCAAGACTTCATCACAGTAGAGGTCGATTGGTCTATTTTAGAAGAAGCAACACAGTTAAACCAATTAGATGAGTTAGTAGTTAACCCAATGATTGATGAGCTAGTAGCCACTCTTGAAACTTCTTTTGGTGAGTTTGCACTACGCAACTGTAACTTATCTGTCGGTACTCCTGGCACAGAAGCTGACTCTTGGGGTGATATTGCACAAGCAGGCGCCTTAACTAAAGCAATGAGCTTTCCAACTGGCGACATTACTTACTTGGTTAACCCGTTTAATCAAGTGGCACTTGCTGAAATTCAGCGCTCAATCGGTACTGCTGATGGTTTAGTTAATCCAGCGTTTAAAGATGCTGTTATTAATAGTAAGTTTGCGGGGTTACGTGTAATGACTAGTGACTCACTAGCTTCATTTACTGCCGGCTCAAATGCTGACCGCGTTGGTGCTATCGTTGGTACTCCTGCCCCTGGTTATGTAACCGCTAAAGATACGATGACACAATCTATCACTATTAACGGTTTAGCCGCTACGGGCACTGTTAAAGCGGGTGAGATTATCGAGGTAACTGGTCGTTTCTACTTGAACCAGTCAACTCGTCAAATCATTCTTAACGGTGGTGTTGGTGTTAAATGGCGCGCAGTTGTTACTGCTGATGCAACTATCGCTGCAAACGCCGTTACTGTTGTTGTTGCTGGCCCTGCTATCAAAGAGGCAACAGAGCAATACGATACTATCGACACAGGCCTAACTGCCGGTGATATAGTTACATTCCTTAACACAAACGATGCAATCACTCAGCCTAACATGTTTTATCATAAAAACGCTTACGCTATCGGCTCTGTTCCATTGCCACGCTTGAGCGCTCAAGATACATTCATGAAGTCTAAAGATGGCTTACAAATGCGTATGAGTCGCGGGTCTTCTTTACGTGAAAACAAACAGATTTTACGTATTGATTTACTACCTGCTTTCTCAGTGCTTAATCCATTCCTTGCCGGTCAAGGTTATGGCAACCCATAGTTAAAGGATGAATATTATGCCTGACAATAAAAAAGAAGAAGTGAAAATGGTTAAGGTTTATAAGTCTAACGGCGAGTCTTTAGATGTTAACCTTGACATGGTTAAATATTTAGATGAGCTAGGCTTATCTAAAACCAAGCCTAAGTAGTATTTAAAATGCGCATTCTATGAGTGCGCATCATTAAACATTAATTAGCGAGGTTAAAATATGTTTGCTGCACTCCCTTTAGTTGCGTTTCTTATGCCCTCACCAATAAAAACTAAAAAGGCTGAATAATGGAAACCGCCGAAAGCGTGATTAATGATGCGCTACAAGAAATCCTAGTCCAAGCTAGTGAGCAAGATTTGCAGGCTGTAGACTTTCAAGCAGGCCGACGCTATCTCAATAGAATGATGGCAACATCGCCTTATAATCTATTAGGCTTTACGGTCATCACTAACCCTAGTGACAATGTAACTGTTGTTGATGAAGCTATAGAGGGTGTTATCTTTAACTTAGCTAAGCGCTTATTAACTTCTTATGATGTAGCGTTAACCACTGAGTTAAACATGAGCGCTAATGATGGCCTAAAGACTATTCGCAGAATAACAACAGATATCCGACCCACACAATTTTCAAGTACGTTACCAATCGGCTCAGGAAATGACATCATCAACCCTGTTAGCGACTTCTTTCCGCCTAGCCCAGAAGAGTTACTTACTGAAGGTGATGGCATAATGATTTTAGAGAGTGACACATAATGATGATAGGTAAAAAAGAAAGTCAATTTACACGAAAAACAACAATAATCGATTCTGATTTTGTACGGATGTTTGTTCCTGGTCAAAACTTGGCTATATCATTTAGTGACTTTAAACTATCTCTTGGTGTTACAGGTACATTAACCGCTACAGGTGATCCATTAGGCGTGCCCGTATTAAGCGAGCCTAGCCCTGGTGATTTTCAGATTAGAGCAATTGAAAGCGGTGCTGGTATTCTTGCCAGTGTTAGCGCTCAGAATGGCATAAAAGTTAAAACAAACTTTGCACAAGGCGCGTCAGGGGTTGAATTAATAAAAGATTTAAATGCCGACCAGCAGCTTTTTAGATCGTTAGTTGCGGGTGGCGGTATTAATATATCATCTACTGGTGACGCAATACAGATAACGGCTGTAGATGCTGTAGTATCAACAAAGACTGTTATCATATCTATCGAGGCTGACTTTCCATCGCCTATTGCCGGGGTTATAACCTTAGTTGCTGACACTCAATATTTACTAATACAAGATATCACAACTACCAATAGGTTTGTGATGCAAGAAGCAACGACGATTGCTGGTACTGAGTCGCTCAATATAACGTTTACATATACCGGCGTTGATGACATGTTTACAGGTGTAAATGTAACAAACAGAATTAGCAAGTTATCCATAGACTGCCCTAATGGTAGGATTGTAAACTGGTCTACTAACGTATTTAAAATATTTCGCATGAATGACATTTCAATAGTTTCATGTGACAAGATAGCATTAATAAATAGCTCGGGCGCTCTCGGTGTATGTAGATTTACCAATGTTAGCCCCGCAGAAGTAACAACTGACGGAATAGAGCTGACTGGTAATTGGAATTCATTTTTACACGAGATTTCAGCGGCATCAATTACTGGGGGTGCATATTTTAACCTTGGAACTGCAACTTTTAACTCTATCATTATTGACTTGCCATTAACTGCGTTAGCGGTTGGTACGGTGTTGGTTAGTGGTGCATCTGGTTCGGCCAATATAAATGCCGGCGGCATAGGAATCGTAACAAGAGCTATAACTAGTGGGTTAGGCTCACCATTAAGCGGTGTTAGTGTTAACGATGCGCTATGGAACTTTAGCGGCAATAACGAAATAGCCGACACTAGACCTGACGCTTTACTGTCAATGCAAGGCAATGCTACAAACACGGTCATATCGTCGTCAGGTACGCCTGTTTTAGTTGCCGGTGTATGGGTTGTAGAAAGCACCAGTCAAATGACAGGAACCACAGGCGGCAGAGTCACATATAATGGCGGTAAAGATTCGAAACTACCAATAACAGCTAGTGTAACAGTATCGCCTGTATCTGGTGGTACTATAGAAATGTCGGCAGAAATAGCGATTAACGGCACCGTTATACCTGGAAGTAAAAGGACAGCATCAGCCGCATCTGGTGGATCTTCATCAATAACCATTCCTTGGCAATTTAATTTTGAAAGCGGGGATTTTGTAGAGGTGTTTGTAACAAACGAAGATAGCACAACAAATTTATTGGTTTCATCAGCAACATTTAGGGTTAATTAATGCCAGTCCTTACTATACCAATATCAAACGGCTTTTATGTTTCTGATAGTTTATCTATTAGCAATCAAGAGTGTGTCAACTGGTATGTAAATATACCTCAAGTTGAGGGTGCTTTATCTGGCGGTACTTTATTTGGCGGCGCAGGTGTTAGCGAGATACTGACCACAGGTGTCGCTAAACAGGTTAACCGTGGCGCTCACGTTAAAGATGGAAAACCTTACTTTTTAAACGGTGAAACACTAGTAAGGGTTGATAACTCTTTTGACAGTGAAGGTGTTGAAACTTTTACCGCTGTTAATTTAGGTACAATACCTGGCGAAGATCGCGTGTCAATGGCTGATAACGGCAAGCAGTTGATGATATTAGTGCCAGGCGGCAAAGGTTACATCATTGATGAAACAGCAGGAACTCCATTTTTAGAAATAACCGACAGTGATTTTGTTGCTAACGGCGCGCCTCAACTAGTAGTATTTATTGATAGTTTCTTTGTCTGTAACACAGATTCAAAGAAGTTTATTAAATCCGCTGCTAATGATGGCAATGACTGGAACGCTTTGGATTTTGGTAGCGCAGAGTCAGATCCCGATAAAATCAATTCATTACACGTATTTAATAACAAGCTTTATATTGCAGGCTCAGAAACCATTGAAGAACATGAAAACGTTGGAGCTGGTGGATTTCCGTTTCAACGAACAGGGTTCTTTTTGCCTAAAGGTGTATTTGCCCCTTTCTCAATGGTTTCATCAAACGGCACGTTTATGTGGATTGGGGGTGGTGAAAATGAAAGTCCTGCTATTTGGGCGCTTTCTGGTAGCTCAGCCAAAAAAGTCTCAACTACTGCTATAGATGCAGCACTGCAAGATTTTACACAAGAAGAGATAGCAGCAGCTTTCGCTTATTCTTACGCGCAAAACGGGGCTTATTTTGTTGGCTTCTCATTGCCGACTAGGACTTTTGAATACAACACCATTACCGGTAAGTGGAACGAGCGTAAATCCCAAATTATAAACAGCAAAGGATTAACTGAGACTATTAGATGGCGTGTTAATTCTATTGTAGCTGCATATAATCGAATTTTGTGCGGAGACTCGCAAGATGGTAGAATAGGAAGCGTAGAAGTTGATACATACACCGAATATAACAAAGAAATCATTAGAACAGTGTCGCTTCAGCCATTATCAGATTTAGGTAATTCTATTTCAGTATCGATGTTAGAGGCTACATTTGAAAGCGGAGTGGGTGATTTAGACGTACCTAACCCGCAAATAAGGCTAGAAACAGCCAAAGATGGGCGAAGCTTCAACCAAGAATTAAGCCGCTCGTTAGGTGGTATAGGTGAGTTTAACAAACGTCAAATATGG